GGGGGGGTGTGCCTCCTCCCCCTCCAGCGCCCCTTAATCAGGCTATGGTTCCTGCTATGTTTGGACCTTGGCACTTTGGTGATCCTATGGATATTAATTTTAATTTTAATTATAGGAAGGAGGATTGTTGTAATTATTTATGTGGGATGCATGTTCGAAGACAAGTGCATTGTGTTTATATGCAAGAGAGGAAATGCCCAGAAATTGATTTTCGTTGGTCCAATTTTACCAGAAACCCGATGGAATTGTTTGAAACGCTTGTGCAAATTCGATATGAGGAATATGATTACTTGGAATTTTGTGGTGTGCGGTTGTGCAGAATAACACCTAGGGTTAGTAAAGTAATGTATATTTACAAGGAATTGTACACACAATTACGCACACCAAGTAATGCTAATTTGTCAGTAGATATAGATAACATTTGGAAACGGATGGCTGTTCAAGTGGCCACAAGTGCTAATATTAATCTTATACGGTATTTGATGCCTGAGTATTATCAAGCCACTCAGTTGGTCACTTTTAAACGAATAATGTGTGCTCAAATGTTTTTTGCAGGGTATCATTTCCAGTTCCCAGAAGGGAGCCAACCTATGTCGTTAAGTATGGGTATAGATATGGCGAGGTCGAGTTCCCACAGGTTATCGGTGCAGGTGAGTTTGCGCAATGGACTCGTTTGGACATTAGTGTTGATCATCTTCGTTATCCTGTTCGTGGTAGTTTGGGGAACCACTTTCTGGGGGCATGTTACCCCCAACCAGACATGAAATATTCAATTAATGTGATTGGTGCTGTTAATAATAGAATAGCTAGAAGAGTGCCAGCTGCTAGAGATGGAATGTTAGATAGGTTGACAGTATTTGTAGATGAATGGATTAGAAATAATATATCACAGTTAGATGCTAAAACAGATGTTAGTGTAGATACGTGGTTAGAAGGTACGAATTATTCTAAGAAAAGAAGAATGAAATTAAAAGAAGTTAATGTGGATATGGAATGGCGAGGGTTACGAAAGAAGGATGTGGAATTGAATTGTTTCATAAAAGATGAAGCATATCCTAAGTATAAACATCCGCGAGGCATATTTTCGAGGAGTGATAAATTTAAAACGTTGGTTGGGCCTTGGTTTAAAGTCATAGAAGAAGCGGTTTATAAAACGAAATGGTTCATAAAGAAAATACCAACGTCGGAACGAGCAGATTATTTAAAAATTCGGTTCCCTTATGTGGCTAGTAAGGACCCAGGGGTATATCGTAGGTTAATACAAACTGACTATAGTGCATTTGAAGCCTCGTTCACGAGAAGAATGATGCAGGCAATAGAAATGCGGCTATATGAATTTATGGTTGAAAAAATACCAGGGTCAGGACGGTTTCTTGATTTAGTTCGAAACTACATACAAGGACAGAATAAATGCCATTTTAAACGGGCTTCAGTTAGGATACCAGCCAAAAGAATGTCGGGTGAGATGAACACCAGTCTTGGGAATGGATTTACGAATTTAATGGTGTTCTTATTTATAATGCAAGAGCGTGGATATGAATGTGATTGTGTTGTAGAAGGAGATGACCTATTGGGGACATATGAAGGTGAGTTAATACCAAACGATGACTATGAAGATTTTGGTTTTATAGTGAAAATGGAATATCATGAATTACCAGGAGACGCAAGTTTTTGTGGGCAGTTATTTGACTCGGAATTAAGAATTATAACAGATCCGTTAAAAGT